AGGTCATATCTTTTGTGGAGTTTAGCACCTCCCCGAATGCCTGAAAGATTAGATTTACTGATAAGCTTGCAATTATTTCTAAGTTCGATGTCATCTTCTGTCCATTTTCTGCCCTTTAGATCCCCAAAAAAATACCTAATCTTATCATTATATTCCAAATGATATTTTACATAATCCAGATTAGGCACACTAATTTTAGAACTAGCTGCTACCCAACCATAAAATAAAGGCTCTTTTGTAAATACAAAATCATGTAGTATAGAACACTTCGTCATTACAGTCTTTCCATGACCCCTAGGCAAGATAACTGCCAACTGCCTGACGGAAAGATCATTTACAGCATCAGCCACCTCATAATGAAATGGTGGAGTTTCAGATCTCGTAAAATCATCTGGAAGAAACAACTTCCCAAATGCAACTAAATCTTTATATGCAAGTCTTAATGTTTCTTCTTCCTTGCTTACATTATGAAAATTAACATTTGCCACTATCTAAGTCCACTCCCACCTTTTCTACGACCTTTATTTCTCTTTCCTCCACGCCTACGTGCTTCTATTTTCGTATTCTCTGGAGGTAAAGCATACATTTCTCCTGTATTAAGTAGTACGGAAAATACGATAAGTTTCATCATTTCTTTTTCTTTGCCTCCTTATGCCCTTCCCTAACTGGGTGTGGCGTACCTTCGTATGGTCATATATGGTAGACTTCTTTAGGCATATCCTTTTTATCGTGCTTAAATAAATCTAATCGCTCACCTGGCATTATTTTTCTCCATCTTTATTACGATGATAAGGATCATATGGTACTACCCTATTCAATTTTTCCTGACGCTCTTTACAGCCACCACAAGGCTCAGCACCAGTAACTTTATGAATAACTCTTGCGACAGTATCTCCAAGTCCTCGATCATGCTTAAATAAATCTAATCTTTTACCTGCCATTATTTCTCCTTTCTTATTTTAATACACTTTCCCTTAACATTCTTATAACCCTTGCCGCATTTGGACTGATTATAAGTTCTGCGCATATCACCAGTCTTAAGCGGACTATCATCTGGAGTAGTTCCAATATCTATTATATCAGCCATTACCTTCTCCTATTTCCTTGGGACGTTGAGCTTCCTCTAGAATATCATCTGCAAATCCCTGAAAGACAGCCCCACTAAGCTGGGTAACTTTGGTTTGGGTTTTATCTTCAAGATCGAGAATATCAGACAGCTTAAACAAAGCTTTGAGTTTAGTCTCGGCCTTTTCATCACCCTCTACAACCCTTTTGATGCCTCTCAGTACGTATTTGTCATCAATATTCAGTTCTTTAAGAACTGGTTTCAATTCCTCTTTCATAGCTTTCATGACCCTTTCAGTTTTTATTAATTTAGCTGACTGCTCTAATGCATACCTAGGATTTTCTGTATCAAAAGAATTTAGATATGCCTGTTGCAGGGAGACTCCTCTGGCAATAAACTGTACAAAGATTACCTCCTTTTTAGTTAGAGTTTTCCTGTCGAATATAAGTTTCTCAGTATTCTTGCCAGAGAGACTCCACACATTCTCTCGTTTAGATGTATCCATCTTAACACTCTTTTTACACATAAAGGTTCCCGTACATGTGCCAATATAGTTATGTATCCGATTTTTTCCCCAAGTAGCTTTCATTGTCCCTTTCCGTAGAATCTGGATAATACACCCATCGTCTGCTTCCACCCATTCGCCTATATTGGCCTTTCGCCATTCAGGAACAACATCTATCCCTGACGGCAATTCTTCCCTATCATCAAAAACCTTATGATATATATTAGAGACTCTGTAAGTCCTCATCGTCTTTCTCTATTACTGGTAACTGAACTCTTACTATAGCCCTTAAGATATCAATCTCTTCATTTAAGATTTTTATAGTTTCCAAAGAGCTATTATACATTTCTTCCCAAGTCATTATTTCCTTAAATTTTGAACTACCATTTGCATATAGGCTTCTATCATATCTGTTATATAATGGATATCTAGAAAGATCTCAAAAACTATATATGCTGTGAAGCACAACCATATAAATACTAATAATTTTGTCAGATCAGTCTTCATTTCCCTAATATCCATATTAAAAATATCATAATAATTTTATCTAAAATCCATAATGCAATTAATAAACTAAGCTTTCTATCAATATTCATAGCCCCAAAGACTCTTATCTTGAAATGGGATATCTAACTTGTCCTGTAGCCACCAATGTAGGGCACTTTCTATTTGTGAATGTGTTATGTTTTCTGGTGATCCCCCCACCTCATGTCCACCATGGCGAGGTATTTCAGCAGGCAAAGATTCCTTCCAGTTACGATATGAATTTAGAGAATCAGCAGGACTCTGTGGTTCTGGAAGCGAACCAAGGGCACTTATAAAATCAAGTGTTGGTTCCATAGTATTAACGCCCAAAAGCTTCCCAGTTTTATCTCTATATTCTTTTTTACCAAGCTTCATCATAGAAGGATTATTATATCCGATACCATGTGATAATTCGGCAACCCACCGATTGAATTTGTCGAAAGAATCTACTTCATATCCACCATGTATATACGTAACGCCTTTTTCAAACGGCCCCCTACCTTTTGCTGAAAATTTATGACCTCCCTTACTATAAGTAGCAGGATGTTTTGGATCAGCTTCTAGTACTACACTATCAGTATATTCCAATGATGGAGAACCACCCATTTCCCATAAGTCTTTTAGCTGATCTATATTGCCAGATTCTATTAAATTTGTATATATCTTTTGTCCCTGCTCATCGCTTAATAAGGATTTAATAATAGTATCAAAATCATCCCCTATTTTATAAGCATCTTCATTACCAGGGCCAAATAAGTCTATCTTTTTGCCACCTTCTTCTACAGTAAGAGTAGCCTCATCCTTTTCAATTCCCTTTAAGGTCCCCATAATTGTATCTAAAATACTGTCAGGCATTATTGCTCCTTTCTCGTACGCGCGATATATAATATATAATATCTAGATATATAATATAATATATATTTCTATATTCTAACCCTTTAAGGGTTAGAAGGATATTATATTATGTCTAATATAGATCTAAGCTTCTCCGACTTCATAGCACTGCAGTATTTCCTTTAGAGTTTCTTTATCGAAATAGTTCTCTAAATCTACAGTACCTATCTGGATTAGCTGTACATGTCCATCATCTATATGATCTACAGTTTCCATAACATACTCAATATCTTCAGTTTCTGGATCAAACTCGATTGTTAAATGATATACTCGCTTAGACATAATATCTCCTTTCATGTAGCAAAGTTATACACTATTAGGATATTAGAAGCAAGAGGTTTTAAAAATTGCACCATTTTAGTGTGTGTCCTATATTCATAAGGTACCCCCTTAATGCGGGATTTTCTGTTCTTGAATTCCGTTATTTTTCATTTGAGTTATGATTGAAAGCACAATAGCGTAGTGTTTGTGCATATTTATACTCAAACTTCATTCAAGAACATTAGGTCAACTCAAACAAATGAAAGGAATCAAATGGAAATTATACTACAAGACCTCGGCATCATATATCCTCCGCAGTCTTCACTCCCTAAGGAACAAGGCACGTATCTTCTCTGTCGCCTCACTCAGTTCCCATCAAGGGATGAGAAACGAAACATCATTGATGGTGAGTATACCAACTGTTGCTTTACCTCTGCCTTCGGCAGACAGGCTGGTACCTCTCTACCAAACGGCAAGCGTCTATCTCTTACTGTTAGCAAGTGGCGACGCAACTCTGATGGTGAGATAGCCAGACCTACCAATGGTGACCAACTCACCTACTGGTTCGATGACACTCAGGAAGACGAACTCAAATACTGTCTTGAACACAATATATACTATGTGTATGGTGATACATCCAATCCCGATGGGGACTTCATGCTCCCTGATGTATATGCCACTCACATCCAACGGTTGAACTCTCAAACTATGGTTCATCCTACGGAAGAACAAGTGCCTGAGATTTCTACTTCAGCACAACTATCCAGGGATTAGTATCCAAAAGGGGAGCCTCTCTACACAGGGAGGCTCTCCAGTAGGATGTTTCATAGGAGTTAATGACAAGTTTATAAGTATTACTTTATGATAGTGTGCTACAATAGGTCTATTTGCTCCGTAAAGGGGTCTTAAGCGTACGATCTCATACCAACCCTTACATAAGTATACATAGATATATATAGTAACTTATAGGTACACATAGTAAAGAATTAGTATTGCGTCAAGTTACCTACAAGTATCTTGAACCAGT